TTCAGTATCAAACATTGAAGTTGCTACCTGAGGTCGATGAGTATCAACTTTTTCAGCAGCTTTGGTATAAAGAACTTCTTTAATTTTATCGCTGATCCCTGCTGGTGATTCATCAGCAACGATCATATCCATTAAATCATCCATGAAAATATGTTATAAGAGTAACATCAGATAGTATTTATAAACTATTAATTTCCTTGATCATGATTGTACTGCAAAATCATTGCATAAGTCTTATATTTTAGTGTTTTTAACCACTCTTGCTCCTCATATGGTCTTCTTGGAGCTCCAGGCCAAGTCTCGATGGCATAACAAAGAAAATTATAAAACATACGGAGTTCATCGATTCCCATGTTTAACTGGGCATACCAATCCATCTCCTCCAGAGGATCATAATCATCAAACTCGTCATACATCAGAGTTTTCCGCCAACAAATGCATCACCAATAACTCTAGTGTATTGGTCAAGTGTTCCCTCTTGTTCGCACTTGAGGTGCCAACGTGTCATGTCAATTACGGTTTGTTTTTCTAGTCCAAACAAAAAATCTTTTCCAGTGTCTTTACGAACACTTTTCCACATAAATCTTGTTTCTTCAACATAAAAGGCATCATCAATCCAGTCGATCTCTGCGATCTCTGGATGCACATTAGTAGTTTCAGTCAAATTAAATTTCTCCCCCTTTCGGCATTTCTGGTGCTTCTGTTGATTGAGCTTGCTGCTCTAAATCAGGTTCCATGACGGGTTGACCAAGATCCATAGGTTGTCCAGTTGCAGGATCAACTGGTTGATCCATAGGATCTGGAATAACTCCGTCCTTAATTTCTTTTTTGATAAGTCTATCCTGCTCAATGATTTCTTCATCCGTTTGACGCAGGATCTTACGACGAACATAATCTTGTGAGAAATATTTTCCAATATATGGTTCTGCTGCTTGAAGACTTCCAAGTCTTTCATTCAACAGTTCAGATTCCTTAAGTTCTGAGAAATGATTATCATAGAGGAAATCATATTGAATATGCTCACTCATTGCCTCCCAATCTTCAGGAGTAATTACATTCTTCAGGATTAATTGGGTCTTCAGCATGTCATTAAACATGTTGGAGAATCTCTTTCTCAAACGACCAACAAACTTGGTGAACTTGAGTTCATCTCTCAGGATCTCAGAAGATCTCCCCAAGTTAAACCCACCTTCGCCATCCATTCGTGATGGAGGGACGTTAAGTGAACGGTAGAGTTTCTTTTTAAAATACTCAATATCAGTGATTTCACCCAGGTTTTGTCCGCCAGGGAGAGTGGAGATTTCGGTTCCTCTTCCACCTTCACGCCTGGGAAGCCAGAAGTCTTCGAGCATTGCCATGTACTTTTTGTCATCACGAATTTCTCCAGTAGATGCGTCGTATACAAGTTTGTTACGATATCTCATCATAACATCACGCAGATATTGTTCTGCTTTGACCTTTGGAAGATTACCAACATCAATATAGAAAATTCTGCGCTCAGGAGCACGGGACAATCTATAGATGACCAGTGAATCCTCAATCATTCTAAGTTGATTGATTGATTTGATGGCTTTGTGAAGATACGAAAGAACAGTTCCTTTGTTACGATCTACTAATCCAGATGTACAATATGTGATTGCATCTTTTGCAATCTTGATTCCTTGATCAGAACCTTGTGCAGCTATGGTAGATGTCGGATAAGAAAGTTTTGGATTATAAATGAAATACTCATCAATTTCTGGGAATTGATAAGCCATTGGATCTTCTTCTAACTTAAAGATAGAAGGTCTTTCTTTATTTGGATCTTTTTTCTTCTGAACTCGTACATGACGCATCTTCATTGCATCAATGTATCTTAATTCTTTGATACCCTCTTCGGGTTTTTTAAAATCAATTACTTTGTGATAGTAGATACGACCATCAACATACCAGTTTCTATAAATTTCATGTGCTTTTTTATCAAAGTCCAATAAATCTAAGATATGTTTAAACTCTCTGCGAATATTATTTTTGATACCATCACTAGCATTTAAATTATCAAGATCGATTTCAATGGGACTATCATTTGAATCAGAAACGATAGCCTCATTGACAATATCTTCAATTGCACTATCCGTTTCTGGATGAAGTGCCATTTCACGGTATCTCTTAATTAAATCAGTTTCGGTTTTATATACACCCTCAAGATCCAGATGTGTACCAAAAAAACCACTACTCATGTAGTGCGATACCCCGTCCTCATCGTTAGGAGCAACGGGGGAAACCGCACTTTGAGATAGTGGTTCATTGTCCTCAATCGAGAACCCAAATAATTTGGACATGATTAACGGTTAACTTTTAGTTATTTATTAACCGTTAGGTGCGCCAGCTTTCGAGAGTGTGAATGACTGTACTTGGAAAGTGACAGTAAATTCTTCAATAGTGTCGCTGCTATCGTATGAAAGATCGATTTGAGAAACTTCCGTTGGGAAGATATCGATAAATTCGTACTCAGCAAGAACTACATTAGAATCTCCTGCATTATTTCTGCTACTTGCAACAGAACCTCTGCCAAGTTGGAATACAGATGCATTAGTCATGTATGACTCAGGAAGAGTTGCACCTAAGTTATTGTCTAACTTTGCAATCTGATCCATCCATGCTTCCATTGCTGTTCTGAGAGCAAAACCTTCATCATTGATGATGGTAATGGTCCATGTATCAATGGTTCTGTCTCCAGCAACCTTAAAAATACGACCTCTGAAAGGAACATCGATATTAGCGATGTTAGATGCAGGCAGGTTTGCTGCCTTACACATAAATCTAAAGTTGTCCGCATCCCAGGGAATCCCTCCTGGGAGTGTTGTTAACTCTACCTCAAATAGATTGGGGCGTGCGCCGCCCCCAATGAGTGCAGATTTAAATTGAGAAATTGTCTTGTTTTCTCTAGATGTTGCCATTTTTGTATCCTCCTAGTGTTATTTAGATTAATCTAGATCAAACTCTACCTGCAACCTCTTCAAAGCTCACGCCTGTGCGTGTAGCAACGAATGTTAAGGTTACATAGTTGATTGATTTCGCAGGCTTCAGGAAGATGTCTGCTCTAAACTCATTATTATCAATAACATCTGGAGTGTTATTAGTTGTGTCGCAAATAACGAGGAATCCGTAAATACCTCTCTTTGCTTCAACATCTCTCAAGAATGGTTCAACAATGTTTCTGAAGTTTGCTCTTGTTAACTCATCGTTGAGTTCAAAGAGTTGTGCTTCAGCAGCACCCTCAAGTGCTTGCTCGATTGTCAGGAACAAGCGACGAACATTAATTCTATCGAATGCAGATGCGAATCCAAGAGCAGTTTTGTCTCCGAAGAGAAGTGTTCCAACACCTGGTTTTGTGATGATAGAGTTAACTCTTGCGGGATAGAGTCTATCTCTTTGTGCCTTACTTGGATTGTATGCAAGTTTGACAACATTATTGAGGATACCTCTTTGCTGACCTGCAGGTGAGAACCATGGATAAGAATTAATCGCGGTTCTAGTCATCAATCCAGCAACATCACCATTAGTTGGGACATAACGGAATTCATTATTGAATCTATCATACTTGTATGCATAACCAGAATCGAATGTTGCATACGAAGAAGAACTGAGTGAAGAGTAATACTGAAGTAAGTTTTCAGTTTGAGTCTCAGTATTGGTTACATTGACCAGATCAGCTCTATGTGGTCCAACACATGCCATACAGTCCTTTCTTGAATTTGCAAGAGAAATCAAGTGATTTGCTTTTGCTTGTGAGAGGTCTCTAGATCCTAAACCGGGGCCCATAATGAGGAAATCAACTGCCTCTTCATCTTTATTGGAGAACAGATCATAGGATGTCTTCAGATTTCCAAGAGTTGCGGTCATAGGGCCGTTTGATCCTCTCTCAGGAACTCCAGCACCGTAATCTTCACCGCCACCAAGGGAATAAGAAATATTTCCAAGAGCAGCAAACACATTATTCTGTGCAGGTCTACTCCAAAGACCCTCTGCAGTGGTGTATGGTGTGTATGATGTTGAGAATCCAGTTGCTCTAGGTTCTACTAATTGACCATCAATTGTAGTGTGATATGCATCAACTGCAGAAGATGGATTGTATCCAGCATACAGATTTGTAGAGAAATCTGCAATGTAATCCTTGTAGTAGTTCTTTTGTGGAGAATTTACTGCAGAGATTGAATCTTCTGCTTTAGACAGACTGACGTGTTTCTCAATAATGTTGCCTTCAATACCAGTTACAACACCATAGTCATCAACAACGACAACATGAAGGGCATCATTTTCACCACTGCGGTTCAGGGTGTACTGATTAGTTACAGGTTTTGGTGCAATCGTGCTCCAATAAATTGTGGAGTTCTCCAGATTCAGAGTTTGCTCATTATACCAATCTTTGACACTATCTGGAGTGTAAGTAGAAGATGTTGCAGAAAGTCCAGTATTAATACCGGAGTTGTTGACAAACATCAGAGAATCTGCAGTATCGAATGATGCCTCAGGTGCCTTCTCTTTGTAGTCAATTCTGGTTTCTGTTCCAGTGTCTGTCGATGCACCAGAAACTCTAGCAACAATCTTAACGTCGATTGTGCTGGTTGAATTAACGGTGTCAGTCTTAACACCAGTGATGATACCTTTTAAGAAACCAGTGAAAGGAGTTGTTGTTCCTGCACCAGGGAGAACCACTGCAGAAAGTTGAGCAGTAACACCATATCCGATGATAGCACCTGCATTTCTCAGGTTATCGGTATTAATACCAATTCTTTGGTCAGCAAGGTCATCAATCTGACAAACCTTAAGTGAGTTAGCCCAGGATCCTGGGTTTTTAGCCGCATAATAAAAGTCTGTGGCAGACTTATAATTTGACTGATAGTCATCATAGTTTTTAATCTTCAGCACAGATGTGCTAGCCACACCAACGCCAGCATTTGCGTTGTTAAGATCTGCGTCGTCTGTCCTAACAACCTTCAGGACTCCACCATAAGAAAGGTAGGACGCTGCACTCATCCAATACTCGTATTGGGCGTCTGTTGAAAGAGGTTTTCCAAATGCACTAATAAGATCTGTCTCATTAGTAACCTCAATTGGATCATCGATAGGCCCGATTCTAAAAGGTCCAGCAATAGCTCCAATGTTATCTAATACATTATCAGCTCTTCCTACTGTTAAGTCAACCTCCCTAATCCTTACGCCGGGAGATAATTGAGGAGTCGCCATGTTTTGTTTCTCCGTTAATCTCAGTTTGTTCTGAAAATATTTATTAAAAAGTTACTTTTCGCGGGGGAAACATGACGCGAACTACCAATCTGGATATTCCCATTTATCTGAGGATTTTTTTACCCTTTTCTTACAGCACTCTTTACATTCGTATGAATAAGAAGATGCCACTGCACCCCTATCCTTTCTAGTCCTATAGAATCCGTCAACTAAATTTTTTGTCTCTCCACAAACTCTACATTTTCTATCCTGTAACAGAAGATGACCTAATTGTATTTGTCCATCTAAGTCCATTAATGATATTCCCACATATATGCTCTGTCACCATACTCATCAGCAAACCATCTGTCACCATCAGCATCTACAAAACTAGCGTCATCAAGTCCATCTGACATGAATCCAAATGGAGCCATATCTTGTTCAATTTGATTTTTTTGCTCATCATACAATCTCTTTCTAACATCTTGATCAGTTAGTTCTTTAAAATAATCTTGTGCAACTAACCATGCATAGATAACTAAACACATTGCCAAGTCGTCATTACAACCTTCTTCTGCTTCAAAAGAATTACTTTTTGAAATGAATGTTGTTAGTTCTGAGATAATCTCATAATCATTAAAGAAGAGTTTATCACTCTCAATCATTGTTTTTAGATTAAGAGATCCAACTTTTTTGACTGTTTTTGACATTTTGACACCAAGTTGTGTCTTCTTACCAGAGAACCCCTGACCAACTATTTGGCCCGCTCTACCTCTCATAGAGCACATGAGTAGGTTTTGGTATTCTAGATCATATTGAATGATACTTGCTACCTGATCTCCAATATCATTTACCTCACATAAAATAAATGCATTATTATATCTCTTTGCTATTTCAAAAATAATATTGGGGAATAACATTGGTTTGATATCATTGTTCCTATATTTTCCAACCACTCTATGTGGAAATTGTGTAATGTCAACCACAACAAATGCAGAGTAATCTTCACCAACACCTCTAGCAACATCAACTGTTACAACATAATCATGATTTTTCTCTGGTTCTACATATATGTCAAGACCAGCATTACTAGTTTGTGGGTTTTCATAAACAAGAGTCCGTAACTTGCTTGGAGCAATAAGAGTATCAATAGATCCAAGGAACTCGCACTCAAACTCAATTTTGAATTGTTGCTCTGATGTGTTTGCAATTGTCTGTTGTTTCCACTTTTCGTCTCTACCTGGAACTTCTGACCAGTGAACATCTGTAGGAACATATTCGTTTTTGCCTTTTTCTGCGTCGTGCCAATATCTGTAAAAATGGTTCATGCCGTGAGGCGTTGAAACCATTATGACTTTTGTGCTTTTACCAGAAGTAATAGTAGGATAAACAGATGCAAAGAAGGAGTCAGCGA